ATACTAATTTTGGTATACAAAAGTTGCGCGTAGATTATGATGGACAACGAACCTTGAAATTGAATGAAGATACCATTATTACATTTAAATTACCACGACAAGCCGACTTAATATTAGATACTTATTTGGTAATGAATATGCCTGATATTTGGAGTACAATTATTCCACCGGCTGATTACTCGGATTGTTGGAAACCTTATGAATTTAAATGGGTAGAACATGTTGGATTTAATATTATAAAAAAAGCAAAAATTATGATTGGAGGTCAAAAAATACAAGAATTTACAGGTGAATACTTAAAAAATATGGTAGACCGCGATTACCCAACAGATAAAAAGGATTTGGTGTATAAAATGATAGGTCATACAGTGGATATGTATGACCCAGCAAATGCATTCAATCGTTTAAATGGTTATCCAAACGCATTTTATATTCCACCATCCACGAATATTGTTGGACCGGAACCATCTATTCGTGGAAAAACATTATATATTCCACTTCATTTTTGGTTTATGAATTCTCCTAAATTCGCATTACCTATTAATTGTATTCAATATGCCGACATTCAGATTGAGTTGACACTTCGACCTTTGTATGAAATCTTTGTCATCAATGATGTATCTTTGTCAAAAACTCAAGGGTTTCAAATTAGTACACCTATTCAACCGAATCCTCGAAATGATTTACATTCGTTATATCGATTCATTCAGATTCCTCCCAGTATACAATTAAATGCGGATGATTATGGTAATAAACAGGTCGAATGGAATCATGACTTACATCTATTGGTAAATTATGCATTTCTAACGGAAGAAGAAAATCGGGTCTTTGCGACTAAAGAACATCGATATCTTGTAAAAGATGTAAAGGAAGATATTTATTACGATAATGCAGGTAGTAAACGCATTAAATTAAGTACAAATGGCTTAGTATCCAGTTGGATGTGGTTTTTCAGAAGAAGCGATGCTAATCTAAGAAATGAATGGTCCAATTATACAAACTGGGACTACAATACACGATTGCCTTATGATACTATTCCAGCTCCAGCATTAAGTAATTTATTAGTAAATGGACAGTATATCGGACCTGGTCAAGATTTCACCAATGTTCCTTCTTCTCAAACTTCATCTTCAAATACTGTTTATGAATTGGTTTCCACACCTTATAAAATAACGCCCATACAAAATAACGGTAATTTAAAAACCATCATGACACAATTAGGTATCATTTTTGATGGTAAATATAGAGAATATAATTTTGATTCGGGTATATACAATTTAATTGAAAAATATAAATGCAGTAATGGATATTCGAATGATGGATTATATTGTTATAATTTTTGTTTATCTACCAATCCATTTGATATTCAACCTTCGGGTGCAATCAATTTGAGTAAGTTTAAAAACATTGAACTAGAAATAAATGTGATTAATCCTCCAATTGACCCTAATGCAAAGGCATCTACTATCACTGATAGCGAATGTCAGATTATTGGTGTAACAGCTAAAAATATATATTTATATACCTATGATTTATATTTTATTGAGGAGAGATATAATGTATTAAGAATAATCGGAGGTAGTGCCGGTATGGTATTTGCACGTTAAATTATAACAGATACATTTGATTTGAGTTGTCAAACGTAGGTACTCTACAGCATCCATCACAAGGACATTGATTGGACCCGAACATGTCTCCTCTGTAATCGCCGCTTCTAGAAAATCCTTCTATAGTACCATAACCTACTGCATATGAAATAGCGCAAAATAATACAATGGCTATAAGAAATAATTGAGAACGCATTATAAAATAATAATATATATTAAATTATGGCAACTACAACAAGCCTGACAACTACATCAAGTCTGGCATCTACATCAACTTCAGCAAGTACATCGAGTCCAGGTCCAATTTCATTGCTTGTTCCAGTTAATAGTTTTAATATGGATAAAAAACCTCCTCCTTCTGGTAATCAGACTACAGAAACAATTACAATAACCGGTTCAGATTTTACTAAGATTATAATAGACCCTGGATTTACTGTAACAAATAGTTCTGCTACAAATTATCAATATAATTTTACAGGTCCAACCATTTCGACAACAAGTTCACCTAAAATTACAATACAATTTCCGAATGCAACAATTCAAACCGATTTATCAGGTCAAGGTGGATTGTATCGATATTCTTATTCAACTCCGGATAAGTATCTTTATAATATAGCATGTCAGAATCCTACTATAAGTAATGTAAATGGTATTATTACGCTTACAGTCCCATCAGATACTATTAATATATCATCTGCAAATTCGGCACCAGTTAATAGAGTAGACGACAATACAGATTATACGCCAGAATCATTTGAAAAGATGATTCAAGATAAAGCGGATGAAGCTAGTAAAGAGATTGAAGATACGATTAATTTAATCGTATATCAAACCTTCAATGATAAATTTATATCTCTCATTTTCACGCTTATGAAAGATTTTATTGTTACATTTAGTATATGGTTAATTATTCTAAATATTGGTGTATTAGGAACAGTGGATGCAAATCTTATATATCCTGTAGATGTAACTAAATATCCATATACTTATAACGATGGTGTAAAAAATTATGATTTATCGTCTTTTACTCCGAAAGATTCTGGATTTTTTTGTGAAAAATTAACTGACACCAGTAAGATTACAGCCGATTTAAATAAAAAATTAGAAGACACTGATTTGAAAGAAAAACTGGAATTTATCAATCCCATTATGTCGAATATTTCTTCCAAAAACGTTTATTATACATCAAAAATTATGCAATCCTCGTGTAGTACTACTGGTTCCTATAGCAATGCAATGTATGTATTTATGTATTGGATAACTTATTTATCCTTTACTCAAGGATTGTATCAGGATTTTGTTTTAAACGGATTTCATTCCCTTTTACATAAAGTTGTTCTTTTTTTTGTAAAGATTGTTCCTGGTGGAGGAACAGTTCCATCTATATTTCTTGCTATTTTTATTAAATTACTTATCAAGGCAATGGAGCCCACCGTAGCTGCAACTAAGGCAATGTTTCATATGGGTCTAGATGCATCTTCAAATATTATTGATAAACCAGACAAGGGTGTTTTGCTTTCACTTGTGTACGTGGTATCGATTGTTCTTTTTGTTGCTATTCCTATTTTCTTTATTTTATTTTTTATAGGATTGGTCGGTCATCTTCAGAGTATTATCAGAGTTATTGTTGAAACTAAGTCGGTTGAATGTACTATCTTATCAATGACAGCAATGACAACTACTATTGTTGCATTTTTTAAATTATTAGGCTTTATGGTGGACAGAAACACATCCTTATTTACCTTGAAAAATTTTCAGGAACAAATTATGAATAGTGTTAATAATATTAAAGGAATTGTCTCCATTATTTCAAATGTAGCTGGAGTGTGTATACCTCTTGGGTTTGCATTATATAATTCCTTTATTATATCAGGTAAATTGTTTGGCATGTCCGGTTACTTACTTACTAAGAAAAAGGAACTTCTTAAAAGTCTAAGTCCAGCTATTGTTATGGTGTTGATGTTTTGTTTATTAGAAGATGTGAGACTCATCTTGGGACCATTTGAGTTTTATATTACCTTATTTCTCATTGCATTTTTTGGCTTTTACTTTTTAACTAAGAAATAAAAAACAAATTAAATAACTACTTACTTATGATATAATGACAAAAAAGAAATCTAAGAATACAAAGCCATTACCGCGAGTAAGTATTTGCACCCCGACATTCAATCGACGACCTTTTTTTAAAGGATTGATTCACTCTATTTTGTCTCAGAAATATCCGCATGAATTAATTGAATGGATTATTGTTGATGATGGTACTGACAAGATAGGCGACCTGGTCAAGGATTTACCTATTAAAGTAAAATACATATCGGTAGATGAAAAAATGAATCTAGGAAAAAAACGTAATTTCATGCACGAACAATGTGATTTCAAAGAAGATGATGCAATTATTGTCTATATGGATGATGATGACTATTATCCTCCAGAAAGAGTATCTCATTCTGTAGATAAGTTGATTCATTCGGACGCATTATGTTCTGGTGCAAGTGAATTATACATTTGGTTTAATACATTAGATAAAATGTATAAGTTTGGCCCTTATGGACCAAATCATGCAACTGCTGGAACCTTTGCATTCAAAAGGAAGTTATTGAAATCATCTCATTATGAAGATAGTGCTGTATTGGCCGAAGAGAAACATTTTTTAAAAGATTATACAGTGCCTTTTATTCAATTGGACCCACTTAAAACCATTTTAGTTTTTTCACATGAGCAAAATACATTTGATAAAAGACGTCTCATTGATATTAGTAATCCATATTGCAAAGAATCCAGTTTGAAGGTTCATCATTTTGTAAAATCAGAAGAAATTCGTAATTTTTATATGAAAGACCTCAATGAACTTCTTACTCATTATTCTGCTGGAGACATTAAAAATAAGCCCGAGGTTCTTGAAGAAATTAAACGTAGAGATGAAATGAGACAACAAATGACACAACAACAAGTAATGATATCAAATTCAGATGGAAGTAAAAGACCATTAAATCAGAGTGAAATCATTCAAGCATTAAAATACAAAACAGAAGAGGTCATTAAACTACAAGAGGAACTTGATAAAAAGAATAAATACATCCATTTGATTATTGATAAATTAAGAGAATCCAACGAAAAGGTAAAACAACTCGAATCTATTTCAACTGAAAAAACACGCTAATTCGATTTAGTTCAATCGGAGACAAATCTGCAACATCTTCTTGTAGAATTCTTTTGTATAAATCCTTTTTTGAACAATTCAAACGATTGCATAATCCAATAATAAATGTATTGTTGTTGTATTCATTACTGTATTTTGTAAGTACTTTTGTAAATCTAAAATCATCTGTTTTTCG